GATCTGGAGACTCGGAGTGACCGTGACATCACCAAGTGTGGTGTGTACGCTTACGCCGATTCTCCGTATTTTGCTATCACGCTGATGAGCGTGGCAGTGGATGACGGTGCAGTGCAGCTCTATGATCTGGCGAACGGCGACCGTGTACCCGAAGGCATCCTGTCTGCGCTCGTGGACGAGTCCGTGGTCAAGAGAGCCTTCAATGTCAACTTTGAACGTGTATGCCTCTCAAAATATCTGCGGGAGGAATATCCGCAGATTTTCCGCAGCTACAGCATCAATGAAGATACGGTCGGCGATTATCTCAGTCCGGTCGGCTGGCAGTGTACCATGATCCATTGCCGGACGCTCGGTCTGCCGTCCACGCTTGCCTCTGCGGGTGCGGCTCTGAAGCTGGAACAGCAGAAGATGCCCGAAGGCAAAGCACTCATCAAGTATTTTTGTGTTCCCTATGATACCGTTGACGGCATACCGCAGTTTCATACACCTGCCGATGCCCCGGACAAGTGGGAAACCTTCAAGGCATATAACAAGCAGGACGTGGAGGCAGAGCTGGCAATTGACCAGCGGCTTTCCCGTTTTCCCGTGCCAGATTTCATCTGGGAACAGTTTTATCTGGATCAGGAGATCAACGACCGGGGCATCCGTGTCGATATGGAGCTGGTCGATGCCGCCCTCACGCTGGACGCGCAGGCAAAGGCAACGCTGTCGGCGGAAATGCGCAGGCTGACAGGAATCGAGAATCCGAATTCCGTGTATCAGCTCTTGGAATGGCTGGCGGAACGTGGCTATAAATCTGACTGTCTGGATAAGGCTGCGGTGCGGGAATTGCTGAAAACAGCGAAAGATCCCGTCAAGGCTGTGCTGGAGCTGCGGCTCATGCTGTCAAAATCCAGCGTCAAAAAGTATCAGGCGATGCAGACGGCTGCCTGCTCAGACCACAGGGCAAGAGGAATGTTCAGCTTTTACGGCGCATCCCGTACCGGACGCTGGGCAGGACGCATCATACAGTTACAGAACCTGCCGCAGAACCATATCCCAGACCTGACCGATGCAAGGGAGACCGTCAAGCACGGCTATTACGATGAGGTTGAAATGTTCTATGAGGATGTGCCTGACACACTGTCGCAGCTTATCCGCACGGCTTTCGTACCCCGTCCGGGGTATAAGTTCATTGTCGCAGACTTCTCCGCAATCGAGGCAAGAGTAATTGCATGGCTTGCGGGAGAACAGTGGCGCATGGACGCCTTTGCGAACGGTGAGGACATTTACTGCGCCTCGGCTTCAAAGATGTTCGGTGTTCCGGTTGTAAAACACGGCGAAAACGGTCACCTCCGGCAGAAAGGCAAAGTCGCAGAGCTTGCCTGCGGCTACGGCGGCAGCGTCGGCGCAATGAAGGCAATGGGCGGTGATGCCCTGAACCTGACCGATGCGGAACTGAAACAGATTGTGACCGACTGGCGGGATGCCTCGCCGAATATCGTGAAATTCTGGTGGGCGGTCGATGATGCCGTAAAGACTGCGATCAGGCAGAAAACAACCACAGAAACACACGGCTTGCAGTTCAGCTACCAGAGCAAGATGCTTTTCATCACGCTGCCCTCTGGCAGAAAGCTCTGCTACGCACACCCGCAGATCGGCGAGAACCAGTACGGCGGTGAGTCTGTCGCCTATATGGGTGTAGGTGCTTCAAAGAAGTGGGAGCGTATCGAGAGCTACGGTCCGAAGTTTGTCGAGAATATCGTGCAGGCGGTCGCCCGTGATCTGCTTATGTTCTCTATGCAGACGCTGTCGCACTGTTTTATCGTCGGTCACATACACGATGAAATGATCATCGAGGCTGACCGCAGGATGTCACTGGAAGTGGTATGTCAGCAGATGGCAAGAACGCCTGCATGGGCGGAAGGACTGCTCCTGCGGGCGGACGGATACGAATGCGAATTTTACAGAAAGGATTGAGATTATGAAATACAGTATTGAATGGTTTTATGCGCTGGTCAGCGGAAAGCTGGTTAAGCCGGAGAACGTTTATGTGAAATGCCCCCGCTGCGGCAAGCTCTGTAATAAGGGCTGCGACAGGAAGCCCTGCGGCAGGAACGAGGTCGCGCATGGCAAGTAAGTACAACGGCGAGGGCTATTATAGCCCGACGGAATATGAGGCGTTCACCCGCATCGAGAAGGAGGAGAAGGCTGCGGCGAAAGCTGCCGCCTTCCGTCCCATCGTGTATATCTGTTCGCCTTACTCCGGAGATACGGAGAGGAACGTAGAGAACGCCAAGAGATACAGCCGCTTTGCTGTCGATCAGCACTGTCTGCCGATCACGCCCCACATCTACTTTACGCAGTTCATGAATGATAATATCCCGGAGGAACGGGATACAGCCATTTTCATGAACTGGGTGCTGATGAGCAAGTGCGTGGAGCTGTGGGTGTTCGGTGATATCATCAGCTCCGGCATGAAGGCGGAGATCGAACGGGCAAAGCGCAAGCACATGAAAATCCGTTATTTTACGGAAGAACTGGAGGAAGTATGCAAATAACAATTTTTCAGGCGGACTGCCTGCACCAGTCTGCAAACTGTAATTATCCGCACAAAATGATCGTGACCTCCGAAGCGGACATGGTAAAGGTGCAGAGCCGTGACCATGTGTGTGCGGAGTACGAAAACGGCTACCGCAGCAAGGATAGCTTCGTTGTGTCGGATAATGCTCCGATGGACTGCGACAACGACCACAGCGATGATCCCGCTGACTGGATCACCCCGGAGAAGCTCGATGCTCTGCTCCCGGATGTACCATATATCCTTGTTTTCAGCCGCAATCACATGAAGCCGAAGAACGGCAAGGCTGCCCGTCCCAGATTCCATGTATATTTCCCGATTCATGTGATCAGCGATGCCGACGCCTATGCTGCGCTGAAGCGCAAGATCTTTGATGCATTTCCGTTCTTCGACGGCAATGCTCTTGATGCGGCGCGTTTCCTGTATGGCTCTCCCGGCAGCGAGGTGCTGTGGCATGAAGGCAGTCTTTTCATCGAGGACTATCTGACGCTCAGCGCAAAGGCGGCGATCCCGCAGGGCAAGCGCAATGCAACCATGTCGCATTATGCTGGCAGGATTCTGAAACGCCTCGGCATAACGGATAAGGCTTACCAGAAGTTCCTTGAAAAAGCTGAGGAATGCGATCCGCCGCTGGATCAGGAGGAACTGGACAAGATCTGGACGAGTGCCTGCAAGTTCTACAAGAAGATCGCAGCCTCTCCGGATTATATCCCGCCCGACGAATACACGGGAGATTCCCTGAAACCGGATGATTTCTCCGATATCGGCGAAGCCCGCACCTTTGCAGCGGTGTATGAGGGCGAGGTCTGCTTTACGGAGGCGACCGGCTTCCTGCGCAACAATGAGATTTACTGGATGGAATCCCGCCAGCGTCCGATTGCGGCGATGATGGAACACACCGATGCACAGCTTGAGGAAGCAGGCGGTCTGATTGAAGGGGCGCTGGACAGGCTGGAAGACCTCGGTATTCCCCGTGGACTGGCTATGGCAGGCGGCAAAAAGCTGCTGGAGAGCATGACCTCGGAACAGGTGGCGGTCTACAGCGAGTATGTGAACGCAAAGTCCTACTATGCCTTCGTGATGAAGTGCCGCAATATGAAGGGGCTGAAAGCCGCAATGGAGGCTGCCATGCCGCTGCTGGAAAAGCAGCCGGACGAGCTGGACAGCAATCCTTTCCTGCTGAATACACCGACCGCAACCTACAACCTGACTGAAGGACTAACCGGCACGAAGGAACATGATCCGGAGGATTACATCACGAAGGTGACGACAGTATCGCCGGACGACGTGGGCGCAGACATCTGGCAGGACACCCTTGACCTCATCTTCTGCGGCGACAAAGACCTCATCGACTATGTGCAGCGCATTGTCGGCATGGCGGTGATCGGAAAGGTGTATATCGAAGCCCTCATCATCGCTTACGGTGAGGGCAGAAACGGTAAGTCTACCTTCTGGAACGCAATCGCCCGTGTGCTGGGAAGCTATGCAGGCAATATGTCCGCCGATGCACTGACCGTCGGCTGCAAGCGCAACGTCAAGCCGGAAATGGCGGAGCTGAAGGGCAAGCGTCTGATTATTGCCGCCGAGCTGGAGGAAGGTATGCGTCTGAACACCAGCGTCATCAAGCAGCTCTGTTCGACCGACGCGGTGTATGCGGAGAAGAAGTATAAAGCTCCGTTCAGCTTTATCCCCAGCCATACGCTGGTGCTGTATACCAATCACCTGCCGAAGGTGGGTGCCTCTGATGCAGGAACGTGGCGCAGACTGATCGTTATTCCGTTCAATGCCAAGATCGAGGGCGACAGCGATATCAAGAACTTTGCCGATTATCTTGTTGACCATGCAGGCGGAGCGATTCTGTCATGGATTATCGAAGGCTCCCGCAAGGTTATCGCCGAGGGCTTCAATATCAAGCCGCCGAAGGTAGTGCGTGATGCCGTTGCTGCCTACCGTGAGGATAACGACTGGCTCGGCAAGTTTCTGGACGAGAACTGTGTCATGGATGAATCATATCAGGAGAAGTCCGGCGATCTCTACAAGGCTTACCGCACCTACTGCATCAATATGCATGAGTACACCCGCAGTACGGGAGATTTCTATGCTGCTTTGGAGCAGGCAGGCTTTCATAAGAAAAAGACGACAAAGGGTATCATGGTTTACGGGCTTATGCTGAAAAGCGAGGATTTCGACGAAGATATGAGCTTTTTGAATTAAACCATGCAGGTCGTGAAGGTCGTTTCTGTAAGTTATATATAGGAGATTTTTTAGAAAAAACTCTCTATATAAAGTTTATGTATAGACCTTCACGACCTGCATAAATGAGGTGTAAAAATGAGAGAAAAGACCGTAGAATCGACATTTACGAGTGCTGTAAAAGCAAAGGGCGGTCTGGCGGTCAAGTTTACGTCGCCCGGATTTAACGGGATGCCTGACCGCTTGGTGATGTTCCCCGGCGGCAGGATTGCCTTTGTGGAGGTCAAAGCCCCCGGAGAGAAACCCCGTCCTTTGCAGTTGTCCCGAATGAAGCTGTTACGGCGGCTGGGCTTCAAGGCATTCGTACTGGATGACATAGAACAGATCGGAGGGATTATTGATGCAATACAGTCCACATGATTATCAGAAATACGCCATCGACTTCATCGAGACGCACCCGCAGGCTGCCGTTCTCTTGGGTTGTGGATTAGGCAAGACGAGCATTACGCTGACGGCACTGAACGAACTGATGTTCGACCGCTTTGAAGTCCACAAGCCCCTGATCATCGCCCCCATTCGTGTATGCAGAAATAGCTGGGCGGCGGAGATCGCAAAGTGGGATCACCTGAACGGCATGACATACAGCCTGATTCTGGGAACGAAGGAGCAGCGGCTTGCGGCACTCCGGCAGAAAGCTGACCTGTATATCATCAATCGTGAAAACGTCCAGTGGCTCGTTGAGAGCAGCGGAATGCCGTTCGACTTCGATATGGTGGTCATTGATGAAATGTCCAGCTTCAAAAATCATCAGTCCAAGCGTTTCAAGGCATTGCGGAATGTCCGCCCGTTTGTGAAGCGCATCATCGGGCTGACGGGTACACCGTGCAGCAACGGTCTCATGGATCTGTGGGCGCAGTTCCGCCTGCTGGATAAGGGACAACGTCTCGGCAAGCGCATCGGGCAGTACCGTGATGCCTACTTCAAGCCGGACTGGAACGGATTCACCTATTCGCTGCTGCCGGGTGCGGACAAAGCAATCTACGATAAGATCGCCGACATCAGCATATCCATGAAAACAACCGACTACCTCCAGATGCCGGAGCTGATCTCTGTTTCCGTTCCGGTCTACCTCGACGCATGGGAAATGGAGCGATACAGCAAAATGGAGAAGGATATGGTGCTGCCGTATATGGGCGAAGATATCACGGCGGCGAATGCAGCAGTGCTTTGCGGAAAGCTGGTGCAGCTTGCAAGCGGCTGTATCTATACGGACGATAGCGAGGCAATGCTTGTTCATGACAGGAAGCTGGATGCACTGGAAGATCTGATCGAGGCGCAGAACGGCAGACCTGCACTGGTCGCCTTCTGGTATCAGCATGAACGTCAGCGTATCATGGAGCGATTTGAAGGCGCAAGAGAACTGAAAACAGATCAGGATATCGCCGACTGGAATGCAGGCAGGATTCCTATCGCCCTGATACAGCCGTCCTCCGCAGGTCACGGACTGAACTTGCAGGAAGGCGGCAGCACAATCATCTGGTTTACGATGCCGTGGTCGCTGGAGCTGTATCAGCAGACGAACGCACGTCTCTGGCGACAGGGACAGCGGGCGGAGTCTGTGGTAATACAGCACCTGACGGCAGCAGGGACAATTGATGAAGATATCATGCTTGCCCTGACAAGCAAGGATTTAGTACAGTCAAAAATGATGGAAGCAGTGAAAGCGAGGTTAAAATGAACGAAGGCTACAAGGAACTGGCAGCAGCAATCATAAAGCAGTGTCTCTGGGATTACCGGGAGGCACTGCGGTCACATGATATTATTTCAACGCTGGAATGCGAACAGTTCCTGCGGTCTGAGTGGTTTTCCTTTATGTCGGATATGAACGGCGAAAGGCTGATAAAAATGATGAGGGAGGAATTTGCATGAAAGAATACTGGGACAAGGCGGAACAGCTCCGCCGCCGCATCAAGAGAAAGATTCACGAAATCCACCTGCTGCGTCAGAGGGCAGAAGGAATGAACGGCAGCGGCATCAATGATATGCCGAGGACGGTGTCGCCCGACCACACCAAAATGGAAGGCACGGTTTTCAAGATCATGGCACTGGAGCAGGATATCAAGGATACACAGCAGGAGTACGATGCCCTGATTGCCGACATGGAACGTCGCATCAAGGAAGTTGACGATGCCGACGACCGTGACCTTCTGACCAAGCGTTATCTGGAATTCAAGTCGTGGAACACCATCGCCGCTGAGATGTTTATCAGCAAGCGGAAGGCGTATTATCTCCACAACAAAGCTCTGAAAAGTTTGCAGTCCGATGCAGTCCAATTCACTTGAAAACACGGGTAATGTATGCTATAATGTATAATAGAAGAATATGTAAAGAGCCGTTGTGGGTAACCGCAGCGGCTTTTGTTATGTCCAGAGGAGGTGTCGGCGATGCCGAGGAAGGCACTGAAACCGTGCAAGCATCCCGGCTGTCCGAGACTGACCGAGGGTGCGTACTGCGACGAACATAAGCCGCTGCACCCTGAACGACCGTCCGCCGCCAAGCGTGGCTACGGCAGCAAGTGGCAGCGTGTCAGCAAAGCGTTCCTGCGGAAGCATCCGCTGTGCGTGAAGTGTCTGGCGCAGGGAAAGTATGTGACCGCAACGGTCGTTGACCATATCGTTCCGCACCGTGGTGACCACTACCTGATGTGGAGCGATACGAACTGGCAGGCGCTTTGCAAGGCGTGTCACGATAAGAAAACCGGAACTGAGGACAGCAGACCGGAATACTCCTACTAATTTCCGCTTTCTCCTAAAATGATATGCTTTTTAGGAGAATGGGGAGGGGCTGGGGGCTGCCCGGTGGGGGTATCGAAATCTCTACGGAGCAGCGATAACAAGACCGCCGCCCCCTCTCACGCACAAAAAGTGCAGTTCAAACACCCGATTAACCCCTCGGATATTTTTTAGAGCCGAAATCCCCGTGATTCCGGCATTTTTTATTGGCAGGTGATGATATGGCAAAGGACGGTACAAACCGTGGCGGACGACGTGTCCGTGCAGGTGACAAGCCGAAGCCCCTCGCTGAGAAAATTGCCGCCGGAGAGGATGCCGACATCATCGAATTCACCCCGACCGCACTGGAGGGAGCAGACCTTGATGATGCCGCTGATCTCGTTGGTGAGGATATGCCCTCGCCGAGTGAGTACCTCTCGGCAAGGCAGAAGGACGGTAAGCCCCTCGGTGCGGATGAAATCTACAAGGAAACGTGGCTCTGGCTCAAGAACCGTGGCTGCGATAAGCTGGTCAACAAGCGTCTGCTCGAAAGCTACTCGCTGGCGTTCGCTCGTTTTATCCAGTGTGAGGACGCGCTCTCGACCTACGGTCTGCTCGGCAAGCACCCGACGACCGGCGGCGTAGTCGCTTCTCCGTTTGCATCGCTCAGCCAGTCCTATCAGAAACAGGCAAATCTGCTCTGGTATGAGATTTTCGACATCGTGAAGCAGAACTGCACGACCAAGTTCGACGGCTCTCCGCAGGACGACCTGATGGAGCAGCTTCTCCGCAGCAGAAAGTGAGGAAGGTATGAAAGCAAATGCAGATGCAATCTTCTGGCGTGATCTGAAAGCCAGCCGCCCGTTTATGACAAAGCAGCAGTACCGCACCATCAAGGGACAGGCGGTCAAGGGGCAGGTCAACGATGCCCGCAAGGGACTCCAGAAGGTTCTGATGAGGAGGAACACCCGATGAAAACAACGACCGATTTTCAGCTTGTCGCCACCGACAAGCTCATCCCATATGTGAACAACGCCCGTACCCATTCGCCGGAGCAGATCAAGAAGCTCCGTTCTTCGCTGCGTGAGTTCGGATTTGTCAATCCGGTCATCATCGACCGGGAGTATAATGTCATCGCAGGTCACGGCAGACTGATGGCGGCGAAGGAGGAAGGCATCACGGAAGTGCCGTGTGTCTATGTTGACCACCTGACCGACGCGCAAAAGAAAGCCTACATCCTTGCCGATAACCGCATGGCAATGGACGCAGGCTGGGACGAGGAACTGCTCGCCGTGGAGATGCAGGAGCTGCAAGACCTCGGCTACGACCTCGCCATGACTGGCTTTGACGAAAAGGAACTGGCTGACCTGTTCTCCGACAATACCGGCAGCGAGGCAAAGGACGACGATTTCGACCTGACCGCTGCGCTGGAGAAGGCTTCCTTCGTGGAGCGTGGAGATGTATGGACGGTCGGCAGGCATCGCCTCATGTGCGGTGATGCAACCAGTCCCGATGATGTAAATACACTTATGGGCGATACGAAAGCAAACCTCATTCTGACCGATCCGCCTTACGGTGTATCTTTCAAAAGCTCCAGCGGTCTGACGATTCAGAACGACAGCATGAAGAACGAGGAGTTCTACAACTTCCTGCTGGCGGCATTCCAGTGCATGGCTGCACACCTCGAAAAAGGCGGTGCGGCTTATGTGTTCCACGCAGACACCGAAGGGCTGAATTTCCGCCGTGCGTTCGTCGATGCGGGATTCCACCTTGCAGGCTGCTGCATCTGGGTGAAGGACAGCCTTGTGCTGGGACGCTCGGATTATCAGTGGCAGCATGAGCCTGTGCTGTACGGCTTCATGCAGAACGGCAAGCACAAGTGGTATTCCGACCGCAAGCAGACGACTATCTGGAATTTCGACAAGCCGAAGCGCAATGCGAACCACCCGACCAGCAAGCCGCTGGATCTGCTCGGTTATCCCATCGGCAACTCCACGCAGGAGAACGCCGTGGTCATCGACACCTTCGGCGGCAGCGGCTCGACGCTCATGGCGTGTGAGCAGATGAACCGCATCTGCTATATGATGGAGCTTGATGAAAAATACGCCTCCGTCATTCTCCGCCGCTATGTTGAGGACACCGGGAATGCCGAAGGCGTGTATGTAATTCGTAACGGTCAGCAGATTCCTTATTCTGATCTGGTCAAAGAGGTGGAAACGAAGGAAGGCTGACGATGTATTATACGTATTATTTTGAATTCAGTAGGAATTAAAAATCCTGAATGACCATTCGTATGCCTGTGGGTTTGCTCTGAATTTTTGACGGTCCTCTTCAAGAATAATAAAACTATCGGGTAATCTGTACGATTGATTTTCCCATAATCCTTCATGCTGGTCTGATTCAAGTGCTGTGTATCTGTTTTCATAATGGATTCGTTCTAATTCATATATAAACTTTCGCAGCAGATTGGCTTTTATCAGGAAATTGTATTCATCGTTTTCACGGTCATCCCATTTATGAAATTCTTTTTCATCATCAGAAAGCACCATATACGGAATATTATTTTCTTTTTCACGCTGATGTATATCCCAGTAACTGCTTTCAACTTCATATAAGAAGCGATTATCTTCAGGAAAAATCGCATTGCTGAAAAGGCAACTACACATTTCTCTCAAAGCAGACTGAGGAAACGGAATAATGATATCCTCATAGCTATAATTCAATTTCAGATACCTGTTTATTATGTCGATCCAACTGTTACGAGGTACAGCCGCATCCCATCCGCACATCCATAATACAGTAAAATATTGGCATGCTTCGGGATCAAATTCGTCAGGATCAAGCAGCCTTTTTCGTGCTTCTTCTGTATCGGGCATAGTAATACATCTTCCTGTTGCCTTCTCAGTTATCTTAGCTTCTATGTAAAGATCAAGTCCCATAACATCCTCCAAATCAAGTAATTAAATAGATAAATACCGATTTCTATTACTATGATTATACAGCACAGCCACCGATAAGTCAATATCAAAAAACGCTGTAATATGCACAAATCGGCGCAAAACCGTCCCGCACATATTCTCCGTTTTACAATCTTGCTATCTGTGCGATTCAGAGTTAATATGTGACTACAATCAAAACCGCAGCAAGCGGTGAAAAACAGGAGGTCACATCATGAATATCAGATTCAATATTGAAAAGAGCCAGCGCAAGGCACTGGCGCAGAAGATCGGCGAGCTTGCTGAGATGGATGTCCGCTACTGCGGCGTTCCAAGCTGCGCCTACGAGATTGGGTTCTTCACCCTGAGCAAGGATGCGGTGCTTTCCTTCGCAGACCGTATGGATACCGAGGTCATCGAGAGGGTTCTGGACGGGCTGGACAAGGCAGGCTACACTTCCGAGGACGAGCCGGAAGCCCTGACGATTTCGATGCCGAGGGATTTCTTCACGGAGCAGTCGATGAACAATCTGCTTCAGCTCATCGCCAACAAGGAAACGCTCCTGAAGCACGCCTTTGAAACAGAGAGCCTTGCGGTCAACGAGTGCGAGGAAACCATCGAGTTCCCGTGGTTTACGATTAAGCAGGACGGCGACGCTGACGCCTACGCAAAATTCATCACCATGCTTTGCGAGTTTGCAAAGAACCTGCAGCGTGTGGTCAACAAGCCCGATGCCAGCGACAACGAAAAGTACGCCTTCCGCTGCTTCCTCCTTCGCCTCGGCATGATCGGCACAGACTACAAGGCAGCCCGCAAGGTTCTGCTCCGCAATCTGACCGGAAGCTCCGCCTTCCGCCACGGCAAGCCCGAAGGAGGTGCTGACGATGCGGTTTCCGAATGAAGCTGAACTGAAAGCCCTGCGGGAGCGTTATCCCGCAGGGACACGCATCCGCCTGATACAGATGGACGATGCCTTCGCTCCCGTGCCGCCCGGTACGACCGGATCTGTTGCAATCATCGACGACGCAGGCAACATCCATATGAAGTGGGACAACGGAAGAAGCCTTGCGCTGATCGAAGGCGTGGACATTTTCGAGGTCATCTCCGGCGGCTGATTTTACAGCCTCCGGGGGCTGCCGGAAATGTGACGACCTATTCCATCGTACCCCATATTACCACACTATTGCAAGTAAGTCAAGGGTGTACAATACACAATCATCGAGGCTGTATTTTCCTCGATATTCTGTGGTTTTAGCGGCTTGATATATCCTCCGTTTAGAGTTAATATGTGACTACCGAAAGGGAAAACACCCAAAACCAAAACACAGGAGGATACCACCATGAACGCAAACACACAGGCACAGATCAACAGAATGAAGGAGCAGACCATCGGGGTTGAGGTTGAGATGAACAACATCACCCGCAAGGCTGCCGCAAAGCTCGCCGCCGAGTTCTTCGGCACGAACCGCAGCGCAGACACCGCAAGCCGCAACGGTTACTACACTTGGAGCGCATGGGACGCACAGGGACGCGAGTGGAAATTCCAGCGCGACTGCAGCATCAGCGGACCGGACAGCGAAAAGTGCGAACTGGTCACCCCGATCCTGCACTACGAGGACATCGAAACCCTGCAGGAGCTGATCCGCCGCCTCCGCAAGGCGGGCGCAAAGAGCGACTACACCAGAGGCTGCGGAGTTCACATTCACATCGGCGCAGCGGGACACACACCGCAGAGCCTGAGAAACCTCGCAAACATTATGGCGAGCCACGAAACCCTGATCGCCGAGGCAATCAAGGTTGACCACGGCAGAATCAACCGCTTCTGCAGAACGGTCGATCCGAATTTCCTCAGACAGCTCAACAGCAAGAAGCCGAAAACGATGGCGCAGCTTGCGGACATCTGGTACGGCGCACAGGGATGCGACTGCGGCAGAACCCAGCATTACAACAGCAGCCGCTACCATATGCTGAACCTCCACGCCACCTTCACAAAGGGCACAATTGAATTCCGCCTTTTCCAGTTCGACAAGCCCGCAAACGGAAAGCAGAACGGACTTCACGCAGGCAAGCTCAAGAGCTACATTCAGCTTTGCCTCGCAATGAGCCAGATGGCAAAAGACCTGCGCAGCGCAAGCCCGAAGGAACAGCAGAAGGAAAACAAAAAGTTCGCAATGAGAACTTGGCTGATGCGGATGGGCTTCATTGGCGACGAGTTCGCCACCGCAAGAGAAACCCTGACGCAGAACCTTTCCGGCGACAACGCCTTCCGATTCGGCAGACCTTGAGCCTGCCGAGCCGCCAGCCGCCCACCACGGGCGGTTTGGCGGAAACCGGAACAAGCCGCACAGACTGCCCACGTTGCCCCGTGTGGGGCGGGACGGGTATCCTCCAAGTAACTGCCCCTTTCGGTAAAAAGCCCCACACGGGCGCACAGGGCGCAAACAGCGGCAAGGCATATTCTACACAAAGAACGGCGAAAAACACCCTCCGATGTTTTGTACATTTAGCGGCTTGCTATTATCCCCGAAAAGAGTTAATATGTGACTACCGGAAGGGAAAACGACCGGAAAACAAACACGGAGGTACGAACAATGAAAAACATCGAATGGGGAACGGAAACCGACAAGAAGCTGGAGCAGATCGCAATGGATGCGGACTTCGCACTGGAGCAGCGGGGCGGGCTGGAAACCCGCAGGAACGACGGCGAGGACTTCATCGAACTGAGCGTCTGGGGCATCCGGGAAATGCTCCGCAAGGCTTACGAGCTGGGCAAGGCGGAACGCTGACCGCCGCCTTTCCCCACCTGCCGCCTACGGGCGGCTCAGGGTGGTAGAAGGACATTTCCTTCGGAAAGGACGATTGAAATGGCAAAGAAACTGTACTACCTCGCCTACGGCTCAAACCTGAACGTGCGCCAGATGCGATACCGCTGCCCCGGCGCAAAGCCCATCGGCATTTCGGTGATTCCCGACTACGAGCTGCTCTACAAGGGCAGCAAGACCGGAGCGTACCTCACCATCGAACCGAAGAAGAACAGCATCGTTCCGGTTGCGGTCTGGGAAGTGACCGCCGACGATGAGAAACGGCTGGATGCCTACGAGGGCTGCCCGACCTTCTATTACAAGCGGGACATCCGCCTGACCGTCAAGCTGGTGAACGGCAAGAACAAGCGGCTGGACGCTTTCATCTACATCATGCACGAGGAACGCAAGCACGGCATTCCTTCGCTGACCTACATCCGCACCTGCGAGGAAGGCTACCGGAATTTCGGATTCGACACCAAGTTCCTCGATGCAGCCTACGAGACCAGCGCAAAGGAGGTGCAGCGATGAAAGAGCGCAACAAAGAGCCACGCACCTGCCCGAAATGCGGGCGGGTGTACACCGGGCATCCAGCCCTGTCCCGATACGACAATGACACGCTGATCTGCCCCGACTGCGGGACGAGAGAAGCCCTCGAAAGCATCGGCGTAGAGCGTGAGGAACAGGACAAAATCCTCGGCATCATCCACGAGAAGTACCAGCCGGAATAAGGCGCACACAGCCGCACAGAGCCTGTGTCCCCGACCACGCTGCCCCGTGTGGGGCGGAACGGGTATCCTTGCAAAACTACCCCTTTCGGTAACCCGCTCCACACAGCGCAAACGTGGCGGCTCTTGTGCGATGTACAATTCAGCGGCTTTTCCGCTGCGATGTTTGTCACATTTATTTTGCCGATTCTGCTTGCTATTTCTGCGGTTCAGAGTTAATATGTCACTACCGCAGGAGAAGCGGAATAACAACAAAGGAGCATTACCATGAACATTCTTATCGTTGAACCCGGCAAGCAGCCCTACGCAAAGGAGATCAGCGGCGACCTTGAAAGCCTGCAGGCGACGGTCGGCGGCTACATTCAGGCGATCTACCCCTTCGATGATCCGGTCGCACTGGTCTGCGAGGAGGAAGCCCTCTACCATCCGGAGCAGAAGTGGAATCGCCCAATCAAGGGCTACGGAGTCATCAAGGGAACATTCTTCCTTTGCGGACTCGGCGAGGAGGACTTCACCGACCTGCCGCAGGAGCTGATCGAAAAGTACACGGAGCAGTTCCGGCAGGCATATGACTTTGCGCTGGTCGGCAACATCCTGATGCCGATTCCCCTGAGCGAATAACGGAAAGCGGCGGGTGTAATATACACAACACCCGCCGCACATTTTCCCCGTATCTTCTGTAGTTTTAGCGGCTTGCTATTATGTGCTTTTAGAGTTAATATGTACACAACGGAAGGGCAAAGCCCACCGAAAACTACGAAACACGGAGGAAAAAACAATGATCAGCTACGGAATGGCAAAGGCAAGAGCAATGGCAGGCAGAGACGACTGGAACGAGCGCGAGGCAATCAAAAGCGCAACGATCCTTTGGTACGACACCGAGGAGGAAGGCTACGAACTGAAGATTGAGAACGAGGACGACCTCGACGCAGAGGACTTCAGAGCTTGGGTTGAGGAGAACGCCGACAGCCTTGCGCAGGAAGACGCCGCCGCAAACGGCACGACCTTCGAGGGCATCGAGGACATCGACTACGAAACCGAATGGATTGACGACGATGCCCTTTTCGATGCGGACTACGAAGCCGCCTGCGAGTTTGAATGGGAGTGCATGACCGGAAGATAATCCGGTCGCCCCACCGGGGCGGCACAGAGCCGCCCTGTGGCGGGGATATCGCCTCCGCCGCATACGGATGCCCACAGAAAATGCACCCCACACAGCGCATTTGTGCGGCTCATGCGGGCGGGCGTAAACTACACAAACAGGCGGAAAATTCCGCAGCGATCATTGTTATTACTCACACTTGATATATCTTCCGTTTAGAGTTAATATGTGTACAACGGAAGGGCAAAGCCCACCGAAAACTACGAAAAACGGAGGAAAAGAATATGTGGCATGAAGGTACGATCGGAGTTCCGAAGGGCGACGGCAAGTACACGGTGGTTCATTACTGGGTGAAAGCCTACGACGAGGGCAGCCAGTACGGAATCGACGGCGGCAGGATCAGCAAGGCGATGCTGAAGATCAGCGGCGAGGTTGTTTACAACTACGACCGGGGGCTGGATGTTCCGCCGCAGAACGAGGCAGCGGAAATGGCACTGGCGATTCTGATGCACGAGTACAACTAAAACAAAAGGGCGGCAACCGGAAGGAAGCCGCCTTTCTCTCTGAGGGGGTGAGGCATTGCGAAAGCTGAAAGATTATACACCGACCAAGTTCATGGCGGAGGATTCCCATTACGACAAAGCCGCCGCCGATTATGCGGTGCGGTTTATCGAGTGCCTCGCCCACACGAAAGGCACATGGGCGGGAAAGCCATTCGAGCTGATCGACTGGCAGGAGCGCATCATCCGTGACCTGTTCGGAGTCATCAAGCCAAACGGCTACCGCCAGTTCAACACGGCATACATCGAGATTCCGAAAAAGAACGGCAAGTCAGAGCTTGCCGCCGCTGTTGCTTTATTGCTGACCTGCGGTGACGGCGAGGAACGTGCCGAGGTCTACGGCTGCGCTGCCGACCGACAGCAGGCGGCTATCGTTTTTGATGTCGCCGCCGACATGGTGCGGATGTGTCCTGCGCTGAACAAGCGCGTCAAAATCCTGACATCGCAGAAGCGCATCGTGTACGTTCCGACCAATTCCTTCTATCAGGTGCTTTCCGCCGAGGCGTACAGCAAGCATGGCTTCAACATCCACGGAGTCGTGTTTGATGAGCTGCACACACAGCCGAATCGAAAGCTGTTTGATGTTATGACGAAAGGCTCCGGCGATGCCCGAATGCAGCCGCTGTATTTTCTGATTACGACGGCAGGCACGGACACCAATTCCATCTGCTACGAGCAGCACCAGAAGGCGCAGGACATTCTCGAAGGGCGCAAGATCGACAAGACTTTCTATCCGGTCATCTACGGCGCACCCGATGATGCTGACTGGACTTCTCCGGATGTCTGGAAGAAATCCAATCCGTCCCTCGGTGAAACCATCGGCATGGACAAGGTGGAAGCAGCCTGCGAATCCGCCAAGCAGAATCCCGGCGAAGAAAACGCCTTCCGGCAACTCCGCCTCAATCAATGGGTGAAGCAGACGGTGCGCTGGATGCCGATGCACAAATGGGACGCCTGCAAGGTCGATTTTGACGAATCCTTCCTCGAAGGTCGTGTATGTTACGGCGGTCTGGACTTGTCCTCGACCACGGACATCACGGCTTTTGTTCTGGTCTTTCCGCCGACCGAGGAGGACGACCACTATTATATTCTGCCGTATTTCTGGCTGCCGGAGGAAACGCTTGACCTCCGTGTACGACGTGACCACGTTCCGTATGACCTCTGGGAACGGCAGGGATACCTGCTGACGACCGAGGGTAACGTCGTGCATTACGGCTTCATCGAAAACTTCATCGACGAACTGGGTACACGGTTCAATATCCGGGAGATCGCCTTCGACCGTTGGGGCGCGGTGCAAATGAGCCAGAACCTTGAGGGGCTGGGCTTCACGCTGGTGCAGTTCGGTCAGGGCTACCGTGATATGTCACCGCCGACCAAAGAACTGATGAAGCTGACGCTGGAGCAGAAGATCGCACACAACGGACACCCGGTGCTGCGCTGGAATATGGACAACATTTTCATCAAGCGCGATCCGGCGGGCAACATCAAGCCGGATAAAGAAAAATCCACCGAAAAAATCGATGGATCTGTTGCAACTATTATGGCTCTCGACCGTGCGATCCGCTGCGGAAACGACACCGGCGATAGCATTTATGATGAGAGAGAGTTGCTTGTTTTGTAGTCAATTAGGTATATCAAAAATTATGTGTCAATTCTAATCATTTCTGTAATTGTCTTGTTTCTGTAAATCAAATCTTCACGTGAAGAAAAGCCGATTTTCTCCCAGAACGCATTTCCGTCTGCATTTCTTGAAAAAACAACCAACGCAGTTTTATTGATGCCCAGCGCTTTTAATGCACTCATAGCTTCATTCACAAGCTTAGTGGCAATTCCTTGATTTCTGTAATCCGGGTTCACTGCTGTATGATAAATATAGCCTCTTCTTCCGTCATTGCCAGCAATAATAACGCCAATAACTTTATCCTCTACTTCTGCAACAAAACAAGTCTCAGGATTTCGATTCAGGAATCTTTCTATTCCTTCTTTTGAATCGTCAAGATTGTTCAGTCCCATTCCTGCACAGGACATCCACAATTGATAAACCTGTTCATAATCCGAGATAGTCATTACCCTGATATTCATTTTCCGTATTCCTTTCGATATATTTCATTTTAGCGGACATCATCCGCTTTCTCTTATTATACCACAAGCCCATACAAAAAGTCAACGAGAGGAGCTGATGCACATGGGTATTTTCAGCGGACTGTTCCGGTCGAGGGACAAGCCGAAAGACAGCTACGACAGCCCGTCCTACAGCTACTTCTTCGGACGGACACACGCAGGCAAGCGTGTCAACGACCGCACGGCAATGCAAATCATTGCGGTGTACGCCTGCGTGAGAGTGCTGTCGGAGGCGATTGCACAACTGCCGCTGCACGTTTACCAATACACCGATAACGGAAAAGAGCGAGTGCCGAAGCACCCGCTTTATTTTTTGTTGCATGACCAGCCGAATCCCGAAATGACATCGTTCATTTTCCGGGAAACGCTCATGGCGCACCTGCTGATCTACGGGAACGCCTATGCACAGATTATCCGCAACGGTCGTGGTGAGGTGTTGGGGCTGTATCCGCTGATGCCGGACAAGGTGCGTGTTGACCGTGACGACCACGGCAGGCTCATTTACCGCTACAGCCGATACGACGAACACAACCCGAATTTCAGGCAGCAGGGTGAAATTCTCCTGCCAATGGAACAGGTGCTGCATATTCCGGGACTGGGCTTTGACGGCTTGGTCGGATACAGCCCCATTGCAATGGCGAAAAACGCCATCGGGCTTGCGGTCGCCTGCGACGAATACGGCGCATCGTTTTTTGCAAACGGCGCATCCCCCTCGGCGGTGCTGGAGCATCCGGGCGTGATCAAAAATCCGGAGCGTGTGCGTGAAGCGTGGCAGCGGGCATACGGCAGCGGCAATGCCCACAAGACCGCAATCCTCGAAGAAGGCATGAAGTACACGCCGATTTCGATTCCGAATAATGAAGCGCAGTTCCTTGAAACCCGCAAATTCCAGATCGAGGAGATCGCAAGACTGTACCGTGTGCCGCTACACATCGGCAACCACACAGCCCGGTGGGAGGAAGTTTTCTCCTGCTGGGCTGCCGTGTCCGTGAAAACCTCAACGGAAACAACGGATGCAGGCGTGACGAAGGAAGTCGTATCGCTGGAATTTACCGTCCGGCAGACACCCGATACCAAGAAAATCAATACCACCACGCACAAGCTCCGCTTCCGTGGTCTGGTTTATGACATCAACGGTGTGCTGCCGAATTATAAATCGCTCGACTATATGAAAATCACGGCAGGTACACGAAAGGCGGGTGAACAGGATGACTTCGATTGATGATATGGCGGATGAAATCATGCGGGGGCTGACAGAATATGCAGACCTTGCCGATACTGCCATGAAAGCGGCTGTCAAAAAGACAGCTACCTCCGTCAAGAAAGAAATCTCCGCCAATGCTCCGAAGCGTACCGGACGGTATGCAAAAAGCTGGGCGACCAAGAAAACAAAGGAGAACAGTCACTCGCTGGAAATCACTGTTCACTCGAAAAACCGCTACCAGCTTGCACACCTGCTTGAAAAAGGTCACGCCAAGCGAAACGGCGGTCGTGTACCCGGCAAGCCGCATATCGCTCCCGCAGAGGAAAACGGTGCTGCGCTGCTGGAATCGCTCATCACAAAGGAGCTGTCATGACCTACGAAGAAATCAATGAAATGATGGTGGAGACGGGCTTCCCGTTTGCCTATCACCACTTTGCAGAGGGCGAGTCTCCACGACCGCCCTTTGCGCTTTTTCTGTCGCCCGGTGAAAATACATTCGGTGCGGATAACCTGATGTACCACAGCTTCAAACAGCTTGATATCGAGTTATACACCAACCGGAAATCTCCGGAGGCGGAGGAACGGCTGGAGGATGTTCTCCGGCAGCACAACATTTATTACACAAAAACTGAAAGCTGGATCGAGAGCGAAAAGCTCTACGAGGTGCTTTACGAAATGGAGGTATAACAATGGCACTGCAGAAAAACAAGGTGAAGTTCGGTCTGAACAAGGTTCACTGGGCAAAGATTACGGCATGGTCTGATGAGGGCGTTCCGACATTTGCAACGCCTGTGCGCCTGCCCGGTGCTGTATCCCTGAGCATTGATGCGAACGGCGAAAACGAGAACTTCTACGCTGACAACAGCGTGTATTATGTCATCAATAACAACGCAGGCTACGACGGTGATCTGGAGGTCGCACTCATCACAACCGACTTTGCTACGGCGATTCTCGGTGAGCAGCTCGATGCAAAGGGCGTTCTGGTGGAGCGCAACGATGCGGAAACATCGCAGTTTGCACTCATGTTCGAGTTTGACGGCGACAAGAACCACATCCGCCATGTGCTTTACTGCTGCTCGGCTTCCCGTCCTGCAACCGAGGGTGAGACCACCGAGGAAAGCAAGTCCGTCAAGACGGAAAAACTGTCCCTCAAGGCATCGGCTCTCCCGAATGGTCTGGTGAAGTCCAAGACCTGCGAAAGCACGGATGAAACCACCTACAACAACTGGTATAATGCGGTCTATATGCCGACTGCTGCTACAAACAACAGCACAGGCACACGTTCCGCATCCACCAAGTCCGGCGGTTCTGCGGCAGCAGCGACCGAGTAAGGAGGTACAGCATGGCTATTAAAAAGACGATTACCGTTGACGGTATCGAGGTTCCGTTCAAGGCGAGTGCCGCTGTGCCTCGCCTTTATCGCATCAAGTTTCGCAGGGATATCTACAAGGATTTCGCTGCGCTTCAGACCTCTGTGCAGGAGGGCGATGAGGAAGGTTCTAATCTCGATATCGAGAGCCTTGAAGTGTTCGAGAACATCGCCTACATCATGGCGAAACACGCAGATCCGGAGAACGTCCCGGACAATCCGGATGAATGGCTCGAAGCGTTCAACACATTCTCCATTTACGAGGTGCTGCCGCAGCTCATTGAGCTGTGGGGACTCAATGTGGAGACGCAGGCGGAATCTAAAAAAAACATCGAAAAACTGACCGCCCGATGACAACGCCCCTCTTCCTTCTCCGATGTGTGCAGATCGGGCTGTCCCTCTCGGAGCTTGATCTGCTCACAATCGGAGTCGTGAATGATATGTTCACGGAAAAGGAAAATGACGAATATGACGGCTGGCATGAGGTCGCTGGACAGGCGGATTTCGATTCCTTCTGATTGACTTTTTCTGTTTTCTATGCTATAATTCTGGTGTGAAGGAAACATGAAGCTTCTTTCGCTAAATCGGTATTTGTAAGGATGGTAATGAAAAATGGAGATCATGACGTATCAGGAAAAGTACAAGGATCAGATTATAAACCTTATACTGGATATTCAAAATAATGAGGCTAAGATAAATCTATCGTTAGACGAGCAGCCCGATTTAAAAGATATTACATCCTGTTACGAAAATGGCGGGGGAGAGTTCTGGATTGCAGTCGATGACGGAACTGTTATCGGTACATTGGCATTGATGAATAAGGGGAACGGAAACGCTGTCCTGAAAAAGGCTTTTGTAAGGTCAGATCACAGGAAGAAGGGCGTTCTGAGTAAACTATACGATGAGCTTTTAGCATTTGCAAACAGCAAGGATATTCATACCTTTATCTTTGATACTCCTTCTGTGGCAACGGACTGCCATCATTTCTTTGAAAAGCGTGGATATAGAA